GGACGACTTAGGAACACATCTGCGATGCAATCTTTCCGGCCGGGACGGTCCAACCGCAAGGCGACCGCGCCTCCTAAGTGCGCCCACAGCCCCGGCCGCTTTTTCAGGTGTGGATCATGAACCCGGCGACGTTTCTCAATCAGCGGCGTTGGGAAGACGAGATCGAACCGTCCACTGTCGGGGCGGCCCTGGGGTGGCCTTGGGGGATCGTCAGGTAACGCACTGGTTCGACTGCCTGCCGGAGGGGTATCTGGGGCCGCAGTAGAAGGGAGTGCTCGATGGTCAGTGACAAGGAGTTCTACGGGGGTCTGGTGGCCAAGTCGGATCGGCCGCACTATCGCGGGCGGAAGAAGACCAAGAAGGCCAAGAGGAAGCCCCGGCCGAAGAAGCCGGTGGCGCCGAAGGATCTCAATGCGGAGCCCCAGCCGAAGAAGAAGTACGTGATCACCGAGGAGCACCGCCAGAAGTTGCGGGAGAACATGCTGAAGGCCCGCGCCAAGCGGCAGGAGATGGTGGAGGCTGGCACTTTCAGGACGAAGGTCCGCTCGGACATCAAGCTCAGCACACTCCGCGAACGCCTGGGCGACTGCAACATCATCGAGTTCACGCGCGACATCCTGCGTTTGAGTCTCGAGGGCTATCCCTTCCTGGAGCTGGTTCTGCGGTGCAGCGAGGGTCTGCCCCTGCCGGAGGGCAAGGTCAAGACGTACATCGAGGTTCCTTCCGCCGGCTTCGCGGTCAAAGAGGTCGAGATGACCTGGCCCGAATACTTCACCTTCTGTAGCCGGGGGGTAAAGACCTACGTGCCGGGCAAGCGGCCTCAGATCATCCTCTTGCGGGTCGGCAGACGCGGAACCAAGTCGACGGCCGGCACGGTCAAGGCCCTCTATCTGGGGAGCAGGAAGGTCAATCGCAACTACGTCCGGCCGTCCGAGGTCATGGTGATCCCCATCCTGGCCACGAGCGAGGACCAGGCCGAGAAGATCATCAAGCAGCGTTGCCACGAAGTCCTCAAGGACGCCGACGCCACCTGGCTGATCGGGGCGCTCGACCCCGAGCTGCACCAGAGCGAGGTCACCAATGACACCCTGCCCCTCGTCGTAGGAACCGAGATCGTCGCGTTCCCCTGCAACAGCAAGAGGGTTCGTGGCGAGGCGACCCCGCTGGTGGTCTTTGACGAATATCCCCAGTTCGCTTTCGAGGGCCGCAAGAAGGACAAGGACATCCGGGCCGCCGCTACGGGCGGTCAGGGCCAGTTCCCCGGCGCCCAGTTCATGGCCATCGGAACGCCCGCCGCCGAGCAGGGCGACTTCTGGGAACTGGAGCAGGCGGCCGCCGACGATCCGGCCATTCTCGCCCTGCACGCCGCCTCCTGGACGGCCGCGCCGCTGCTGTACCGCAACAACCCCGATTACTATCACAACAACTTCAAGTGGGACCCCCACAGCTTCGACCGGGAGTTCCGGGCCAACTACGCTGCTTCCGTCGAGCCGATGTACCGGGAGGAAGACGTCGTGCCGGCCCTTATTCTGGCGGGGGAAGTGCCGTTCGATCCCCGATTCTGCTACGGAGCCGGGATCGACCAGAGCGGCCTGTCCGGCAACGATCGCTTCGCCCTGTGTGTCTGCTACTACGATCCCGACCGCGACGTCTGCGGGGTCGCCGCAAGCCGTTCGTGGTCCGTCAGCGACCTGGACCTGATCATGTCCGATTCCCAGTGCATCCTGCACCGCTACGGCATCTACGAGGTGATGACCGACCGCTACGCACAGGGCTACGTCTCGTTGGCCCTCATGAAGATCGGCGTCCAGTCCGTCGTCGCCCCTAACGCCGTCGAGCTGCACATCGCCTTCCGCCGGATGCTGGTCGGAAGGAAGGTGGAATTGCCCGTGGTCGGCAACCTGAAGCAGGGCCTCTTGCGCACTCAGGAGTTCCGCACGGAGAAGTCGAACCGGCCCAGCATCTCCCACCCGAGAGACGTCAATGGGCACGGCGACGAGGTCGAGGCCCTCGTCCGCGCCGCCCGGCAGGCGGTGCAGGGCAACTACATATCCGGTCGCACGAGCCTCGAACAGGAGATGCTGGAAGCGGAGGTCGCCCGCGAAGAGGCCGCCTACGACCCGCTGACGATTCCGTTATGAAATGAAAAAGGGGCCGGCTCATTGAACCGGCCCTGAACCGAATACCGCGCCGCGCCAAGCCCTGCCTCGCCTAGCCCAGCCGCGCCGCGCCCCGCCGCGCCAGGCCGCGCCTGCCTAGCCGCGCCGCGCCACGCCCCGCCTCGCCCGGCCTCGCCGCGCCATGCCCCGCCTGCCTAGCCGCGCCGTGCCAAGCCTGGCCCAGCCGCGCCGCGCCCCGCCCTGCCGCGCCATGCCCTGCCTGCCGCGCCGTGCCAAGCCTGGCCCAGCCTCGCCGCGCCTCGCCGCGCCCGGCCCCGCCTCGCCATGCCTTGCCGCGCCATGCCCTGCCTGCCGCGCCGCGCCAAGCCTGGCCTGCCGTGTCATGCTACGGCCTTCGCCTGTTTGACTTGAATGCGGGCCAGTTCGCGGAAGACCGGGGCCAGCTCGCGCAGGGCGGCGTATTTGGCCTGCCAGCGTTCCGCCTCGTCGAGGGCTTCCGAGAGCAGTTGCTTTCGCATCTGCCGGTCGCTCATCACGTCCACCGTGGCGCGGTATCCGCCGCCTTCTACGCTGCGGTCCGTTCGGAGACTGACGAACGTGCGGATGGCAGGGGAGCCAGACTTGACGACGGTCACGAAGACCTGGATGATCTCCCGCGCCTGCCAGAGGCGGTAATCCTGGGCGGCCTTGCTATCGTCCCACTCGAAACGGCCGTGCAGAGCGGTGTTGGGATCGCGGGCGAAAGCCACCACGTCCCGGGGCCGCAGGAGCCCGCCGTGCCTGCGGCGGATGGTGTCCAGTTCCTTCTGAATGGCGTCCTTTGCCTTCTGTGCCATAGCCATTACTCCACTTGCTTGCGGGAGGCGATCTCGAAGAATCCCCAGCCCATTCCACAGGATTTCTTGCTGTCGGCCCGGCCTTCGCCGATCCCGACCTGTGTGCCGACCCGCATCAGCAAGTTGGCTACATCCTCCAACTTGAACTGATCGGCGTCGAACTGGATTCTCAGGATGGCTTCCCAACCTTGTTTCCACATCGGGCGGGGGCGGATGTCGCAGACGCCGGTCTCGTTCCTGGTGGGATGCTCTACGTAGATGGGCGTCCCCTTAGTGATGCGAACCAGCGCGGTCCCATCCACCCGGTCGTATCCATCGGCCAGGACGAACAGCGAGAGTTTTGCCAAGGTCATTTTGAACCCGACGATCCGGCAGGCCGACACCATCGCCGCCCGAATGCCGGAAGCGGCGAAGCCGAGCCACCCGTCGTCGGAGACGTGCTTGGCCCCCTCAAAACACGCCTGGAAGTCCTTGGCTTCTCGCTGCCTGCCCTTCTTCGCGGTGCTGCCGGCCTCCTGCTTGGTCTTCATCATGTTCCGGGCCTTCTCACTGAAGGCGTTCAGGACCAGCGGGGCAGTCCCGCGAATCGTGAACTGTGCCACCTTCAGGTTCGGCGCAGCGATTACCAGTTCGCGACCGCGCCCTTCTGCCTCTGGGTTGCTTCGTTTTCTTGCCATATCTGATGCTCCATAGAAAAGACCCGGCGCACGTTTGCACGCCGCAACCGGAAAAGAGGGGCCGTGCGCCGGGCTTTGATACTTGAGTATTGGATATTCCGATTGAAGCGTGCATGGCCGCATCCTACACCCCCTGCCCGGAACGTCAAGGAAAATCCCGGAGAATCTCGGAACATTTTTCTTGACATGGCTATGTCAAGCTGCGTAGTCTGGGTGGCGTAGTCGATGAAAACAGGGCGAAACACATTCGACGAAAGGAGTCGATCATGAACTATCGCACCATCGCCGCCAACATCGTCAGGTACTTCACAGAGCAGAAAGGCAAGGGCCACAGCCGCGCCGTCGTCCACGATGCCCAGAGCACTCGCAGCATCGTGGTGGTCGCGAATGAGGAAGATGCACAGAGCCGCGTGCTTCGCGGCGTCACGCGCGGCCACCTCGTCACGCTCGAACAGGTGGAGCGGGGCGACCTTGGCGAGCCGCCCCTGGTCGGCTACCCGCTGATCCTCGACAACGGCGCCGTCGTGGAACTGCTGACGGGACTCGATATGAAGATCAAGGGCCTCGAAGAGCCCCCGGCCAAGCCCAAGAAGAAAGCCGAGGAACCGAAGGAGCCGCAATGATCGGAATTCTCCAGTCCAGCCAGACCGCCATAGCTGCACAAATGCGCCCGTGGTACACCGGCTGCGTCTTCCCGCACGGCAAGGGCAACCGGGACGTCCGCGTCTACCTGATGACCGACAACCCGATCAAGGCCGAGGCCCTGGGCAACCGGCTGCACGAGTGGGGACTGCCACGAATCGGAAGGCTGCTGGAGCCGCCGCGACTGGAGACGGCGATGGTCTTCAACCCCTTTATGCCGCCGGAGTGGGACGAACGCCTCCAGATGAAGGTCCCCAAGTTCATCAAGTTCGGCGGCGATGCCCTGTTGCTTGAAACCGCCGAACGCGAGGATGTCTTCCGCTTCGCCAAATGGATGATCGAGAAGAACGTCGCCATCGAGCAGGCCCAGCCCGCCAAGCCCAAGAGCCTGACGGATCTGGCGAACGAGGGCGAGATCGACACGATTGACGCGAGCGAACTCTGACAACTGCATAGCGGGGTCCGGCCGAGGGGGCGCCTGAGGCGGGATACCCAAGACGATAGATCAAGGGCCAATGCGGGGCCGCATACTCGCGTTGGCCCTTTTTCTATGCGCGCCCCGCATTTTGAGATTCGAGATGAACGACCAGATCGTCACCAACCTGTTGCAGCGGCAGATGAGGATGGAGCAGGTCCGCAGCGGCTTCGAAGACGCCATGCAGACCGCGTTCAACTACGTCAATCCCAGGCGGTACGATCTGGCCCGAGGGTCCGTGCGGGGGGCGGCCCGCAAGACCAAGATGTACGACGGCGTCGCCCAGGACGCCTTCTATACGTGGGTCGCCGGAATGCTCGGATGGGGCGTCTCGGAAAACCTTAACTGGCACCGCGCCGCGATCAGCGACCGCCGCTTCCGCAATATCGACGCCGTCCAGCGATGGCTCGACGAGTTCACCGAGCAGATGGACTGGGAGTTCCGCCAGTCCAACTTCTACGACTGCATGCCCGAGCAGCTTCAGGACGCCGCCAGCGGGGGGACCGCCGTTACGCTCACCGAGGAATCGAAGGACTTGAGCAAGTGCGTCCATCGCGTACCGCACCCCGGCTGCTACTGGGTCGCGGAGAACAGCGAAGGCGACGTCGACATCTACCATGAGATCGTCACGTTGACCGCTCGTAAGGCCGTCGAGAAGTTCGACAAGGCCGGCGATACCCTGCACCCCATCGTTCGCCAATGGGCGCAGGACCCCAAGAGTTCGCTCTGGGAGTGCGACTTCCTGCACTGCATCTGCCCGGCGGACGACTCGGCCATCTTTGATCGCAACGTGACCGTGGGCCGCAAGAAGTACGCCTGCGTGACCATCCTCTACGCCCTGAACGCCGGAAGCGGCGTAAATCCCCAGTCCCAGCTCGACGCCGGAGGACCCGGCTACCGGCTGACGCGCGTCGAGGGATTCGACTACTTCCCGCCCACCGTCTGGCGTTTCCGCCGCAACAGCGACGAAATCTACGGCTTCTCCCCGGCGATGGACGTCCTGAGCATCATCGACGCCGCCCAGAAGCACGCCTACAACCTGATGGACATGGGCAACTTCGCCGCCCGCCCCATGCTCAATATCCCGGACGAGAAGCGCACGAGCTTCAAGTACCTGCCCGGCGCCAGGAACAGCTACGGCAGCGAGAAACGCGTCGCCAGCGTCATTCCGGTGACCGGCGAATACCCCGTCGCCGTCGACCGCGAAGAGAAGATTCACGATCTCATCCGGCGCCGGTACGGCTGGCAAGTCTGGAACCTGATGCCGATGTTCCAGCAGAAGAAGGAGCGCGTTCAGGCGACCGAGATTATCGAGGCCCGCGCCGATCAGGCCCGCCTTCTGACCGGGCAGTTCAATAACTTCTGGCGGCAGGGTGTGCGGCCGACCTACGACAACGTCGCCTACATCGCCGCCCGGGCCGGACGCATGCCGCCGGCCCCGAACGAGCTTCAGGAGATGCGCGGCAAGGACATCGTCGTTCCCGTCTTCATCGGCCCGCTGTCCACGATTCAGATCCAATCGACGGCACTGGGCGGACTGAGCCAGGGCCTCGAATTGATGGGGCGACTGGGCGAGATTCTGGGCCGGCATATCGGGCCCGACGAAGCCGCCAAACTCTACGCCGCGATTCGCCTGCCGGACTTGGGCGAGTACATCCTGGATCACGTTGGCTTCCCCCAGGCTCTGATGAACGACGACGAAACGAGAATGGCGATCATCGCCGCCCGCGAGCAGCGCGCCGCCGCGCTTCAGGAGGCGCAGACCGCCCGCGAGCTGGCCGTCGCGTCCGGGCAACTCGGCAAGGAACCCGGACAGAACAGCTTACTGGCGAGGGCCGTGGCATGAAGGAGTCGCTGACATGCCCGTGACAAAAGGATCGAACGGCAAGTGGCGCATCGGTAAGGGTAAGGCCATGTACCGCAGCAAGGCCAGCGCCGAACGCGCCTACAGTGGATACCGAGCGAAAAAGCACAAATGAGCGTCAGCTACGCACAACGACAGGTGATCGAACGGAACCGCCGGGTCTACCTCAGCAGCCGGGACGGCAGGGAGGCCCTGCGCGACATGCTCGTGAGCTGCGGGCTGTTCGGCACGATGCAGGACTGGAAAGACCTGCTCGAAGCACCCGAGCCCAGCCTGCGCCTTCTGATCGAAGCCCTTCTACTCCTGAAGGACTGCGGCGTTCTGATACAGGAAAACTTCGGCCCCTTGATCGACAAGATGGCCGAGCTACCGTTACCCGATATCGAGGATTCAGAAAATGGCGAAACGTAGAGACATGCTGGAGCACCTGGCCAAGCGGCGCAGCGAAAAGGTACCGATCTTGACCTTGCAGTACGTCAAGGAGTTTCACGTCCATCTCCTGCCGGCCGAGGACATCCAGAAGACCGGCGGCAAGGGCGAGGTCGAGAAGGTCACCGGGATGCTCTATGCCAGGGCCAAGATCGCGGGCATCCCCGACGCGATCGAGTGTAAGACCACCATCGAGGTCCGCAAGGACTGGACGGCGACAGACGAAATGGAGAAGGCCATCCGCACGAGCGTCTTCGAGTCCGTCCGCTACATCACCCAGAGGTACAACGAGCTTCTGGCGGAGAAGAAGGCCGCCGAGCCTCAGCCCTCACCGGATGCCGAGAAGAAACAGCCGAAGGGGGGTGAGCAGTAATGGACTGGATCAATGAGGATGGAACGTTCAAACCCGGATTCGAGACCAACCTGCCTGAAGAGGTCCGCGAGTACGCCAAGGGTGTCAAGGATATCGTGGGCGCCTTCAAGCGCGGCGCCGATACCCAGCGGGAGTTTCACACCCGCGTCAAGCTCCCGACGGACCCCGAGGCCAGGAGAACCTTTGTCAAAGAGCACTTCAAGGACGTGCTCGACGCCGACGCCAAGGCGGCCCAGGAACAACAGGCCAAGGCCGCCGAGGCCGCCAAGGCCAAAGAGCAGGATGATGCACAGAAGCAACTCGACGCTTCCCGCCAGCGCGTCAAGGACATGCTCGGAACCGAGGCCGACACGAAGATCGAACTGTGCCGACGGGCCTTCCGTGGGAAGTTCTGCCCCCAGTGGATCAAGGACGGGATCGCCCTGGCCGCCGGAGTCGAGTTCGACAAGCTCACCGACGAGAAGTTCAAGGAGATCATCGCCGCCGATCCGGCCGTCGTGCAGACGCTACTGACCATCGGCGAGCTGACAAAGGACGGCAGGATGGCGACCGGAGACGGCCGGCATGGCGACAAGGTCGAGGAACAGAAGCCCCCTCAACCAAGCTGCCCCGAACTGCACAAAAACGAGCCCGCCAATTCGCCCTACCGGCGATGGTTCGAGAATCGTGGATACTCGTACGAAAAAGGCGAATGGGAAACCCGGCGCCCGCAGTAGGGAGCCGGCCGCTCTTTGATTCATCCGATCTCGGATTCCCCCTGTGCTTAGGGGCCTGAGTGCTCTCCCGGCAAAGTGCCGGGCGCAACCCGGCGTCAAGGCAGTGGGCCTGTCACCGTGACAGACTCCCCACGAAACGTTCGTGACATCATGTTTCTAAGGAGACTGTCACATGGCAGCCAATACCATAAGTGCAGTCAATTACGCGTCGATCATGGCGGAATACGCCGCCGACAAGCAGACGCTGCTTCGCCAAATCAACGCCCTGACCGAAGTCAACGACATGCTGGCCGATGCGCCCGCGCGCGAAGCCAACGGGATCGACTCGGACCAGGTCTCCCGCGTCACCAGCCTGCCCGTCCCCTACTGGCACAAGCTCGGCGAAGGTCTGACCGCCACGGTCGGCCACGTCCAACAGGGGACCGAAGCGATCGGTATGCTCCGCAACCAGTACCGCGGCAACAAGGAGATCGTGGACAAACAGGCCCAGCCGGCCGCCTACATGGAGAGGAAGGAGCAGACCTACCTCGAAGGGATGATGCAGGAAATGCAGAACACCATGATCTATGGTGATTCCGGCACCGCCCCCGAAGAGTTCGACGGCCTCGATATCCGCATGGGCTCGCTCGCCGAAGGCAGCGTGTTCAACAACGGGGGCTCCGACAGCGGCAACATGACCAGCCTCTGGCTCATCCAGTGGGACATGCAGGACTGCTGCATGATCTACCCGAAGGGTTCCGCCGGCGGCGTGCGCCGCATTCCCAAGGGCGTCCACATGCTCAGCACCGAGACGGACGCCACCGGCAGCGTCGAATCCACCAAGGCGCTCGCCGAGTTCTACGTGACGAACTTCGAGTGGGACGCCGGCATCTGCATCCAGGACAACCGGCGCGTCAAGCGCATCGCCAACATCCACAAGACGCGCACGCACGCCAACCGCATCGACATCGACGTCCTGATCGAGTCCCGCAACTGGTTCAAGACCTCCGGCACGGTCTACATCTACGCGCCGTTGCAGATCAAGACCCAGATCCAGATCGAGGCGAAGAGTTCCGGCAACGTCTACTACCCGCCCGAGATGCCCTTCGGCAAGCCCGTGGCATTCGTGCTCGATATGCCGCTTCGCCAGTGCGACGCGATCCTGCTGTCCGAGACGACCGTCGCCTAACCCGACGATCCTTCTGCAGGGCCGAATGGCCCAAGGAGAACACCATGATATTCGAGAAATACTGGGAATTCAGTGACGCACAGGTTGGCGTCAACGGCACCACGGCCGTAGCGACGAACATCGTGGACTGGACCACGAGCGAGTACGACGAATGGGTGAACACGGCCGTGCCGCTCTGGATCGTTGTCACCGTCAATACGGTCGGGGCCGGAACGTCCGTTCAGGTCATCGTCTACCAGCACACCACGACCTCTCTGGCCAGTGGAACCGCACTGTTGAGCGGTCGTACGCTGGCACTGGCCGACGCTTCCGCCAATCCGCGCGACCCCGGTCACTACCTGTTGGTCGTGCCGGTGATGTCCTGTCTGGCGAGCTTGCAGGTCGCAGACGTTACCAGGTATTTCGGTATCGTCTATTCCTGCACCGGCGATTGCACCGGCTGGTGTTTCGACGCCTACGTGCTGGCCAGCGCACAACCGCCGATCCCGACGGTCCAGGTCAACTCGAGCAACATCTGATGATAGGCAGCCGTTCATGCAGAAATGAGGCGGGGGGCCTCGTAGCCTCCCGCCTGCTGCCTGACGGATGGAAACGAAAAGGAGACTTCCATGAAACGCATATTCTTCATTGTGGCGGTCCTGATGCTCGCGACGGCGCCCCTGCTGGCTACGACGCGCGTATCGGACTTCCGATGGAATAACACGAACCTCTTGCGCCAGGACGGCGATCTGCACAACTGGGCCAAATGGGTCGAAGGGATGGTCGGCGGCGGCCAGCTTGGGACCGGCAACATCTTCTACGTTGATTCGAACGTGACTTACGAAGGCGATGGCACTTCCTGGGCGACGGCCAAGGACACGCTCAACGAAGCTGTAGATTTGTGCACGGCCGATAACGGCGACGTGATTTTCGTCGCCCAGGGTCATAGAGAGGCGATGGGCGCGGCGGCCGACGAAGTGGACGTCGATATCGACGGCGTGACCATCATCGGCTGCGGAAACGACAAACTGCGGCCCCTGTTTGATTACACCGGAGACGTGACCGGGGCGTTCGCTGTCGGGGCCGACAATGTGACGATCATCAACCTGCAATTCTGCGCCAACGTCACGGACGTGAACGAGGCCATCGAGATCGAGGCCGGTTCGACCGGCGTAACGATTGCCGGCTGCCTGTTCTGGTGCAACGCCGAGGGCACGGATGAGTTCAAACTGGCGTGCATCGACAGCAAAGGCGCCGCCAGCGACCGGCTCACCATCGCCAATTGTGAGTTCAACATGGGTGCCGCAGCGGCAGAGACCGCCATCCACATGCTCGACTCCGACTACTTCAAGATTCTCGACAACATCATCGTCGGGGACTACAGCCAGGCGTGCATCGAGAATGAGACGACCGCGAGCAACCATGCGTTGATTCGCGGCAACATCCTCTTCAACGGCACGATTGGCGGCAATGCCGGCATGAACACGGAGCCTGCTATCGAGATGGTGGCGACGACCAGCGGAATCATCGCCGACAACTATATCGTCTGCAATCTGGCTGCCTTCGCTGACTCGATTGTAGCACCCGATATGTTCCTGTTCCAGAACTACATCAGCGAGGACGAAAGCAGTGCCGCTACGGGTGCTCTTATCGGCACGGCTTCCGCCCCGTAACCCGTTCGTTTCGCCCGGCTCGGGCTTCGGCTCGGGCCGGGCTTGTAGGTGAACCATGCAGACCCAACTGGCTACCGCGACAGACGCCTTCGACCTGAGCAGCGAGCAGACCGTGCTCGAATACACGCAGTCGAGCGAAGACCCGGTCCTGTGCCGGGTCTCGCTGGCGATAGGCGACGACGACAAGCCCCTGGACGGGACGGGCGGCGACTTCACCGTTGAGATCACCGTCGACGACGTGGCCGTCTATTCCTACCCGGCTACCGTGACTCTCGCGGCTACCACGACGAAGGCCCTCTGGCAGAGTGAAGAGTTCATGGCCGACGCGGGGGCCGAGGTCGCCGTCCTGCTGACCAGCCCGAACGCCGGCGACAGCGATGTCAACGTGACCGCTTCGATCTACGGGCAGGACGTTTCGTCGACCTACGAGAACCTCACCAGCCATATGACCGGGGCCGTCGAAATCTGCAACATGGCCATCGGGCATCTGGGGGAGATCACCGAGGCCCGCCGACTGACCAGCATGTCGCGCTCTGCGGCATCCGGCAACGCCCAGCACGCCTGCCTGGACTTCTACGAGGAATCGAAACGGCAGATGCTCGCCTTCATGCAGTGGGAGTGCTGCAACAAGGTGGCCAAACTGACCGTCTCCGACGACGATCCGACCCTCAACGGCCAGTGGGCCTACAAGTACACGCGCCCGGCCGATTGCCTGATCCTCCGGAAGATCATCGACAGCAGCGGGAACGAATACCCCTGGACGCGAATGAACGAGGCGCGTGAAGGCACAGCCTACAACGACGACTGGATCTACACGAACCTCGAAGACGCCCTGGCTCTCTACACCTTCCGCGTCGGAGAAGAGAAGTACCTGCCCGGCATGGCACTGCTCCAGAGCGTTCTGCTGGCGGAGATGATCGCTATGACCATCGTGGCCGACGCGAAAAAGGCCCTGATGATTACGCAGAAGCTCCAACTCCGCGTCGAACGGCTGGCGCAGGCTCTCGGAGCCACGGAGGGCTACGTCGAAGAAGAGGGCGGCAGCAAAGATGTGACGGGGGTCTTCTGATGGCGACGTGGGCTGTGCAACGAGCCGGGAACTTCGCCCGCACGAGCGACAACGCGGATTCACCGTGGCATGATGGCGGCGCACAGACCGCCCTGGCCAGCATTCCACAGGTCGGGGACACGATCACGAACGCCGGGGCCTTCACCTTGAGTTTCGACATCGACCTGCCCGCCGTCACCAGCGTTCTCGACAGCGACACCGTCTACGGCGCGGCCGGCACGTACCACGCTCCGGAAGCGTCCGAGGTCATCGACACCGCTGTCTTCGGCCCGAGCAGCTCGATCTCCGGAACATTCGACGAGGAGGCCCGCAACGTCGATCCGGGCGAGGCGGCCGTGCAGTGGGGGGTGGCATATAAGATTCACAACGTCGACAAAATGGGATCGAACATGCTCAGCGGAGTGGTCATCGAGCGGAACGTAGTCACTCTACAGGGAAACGTGGAACGCAACGTCATCGTGGGACAACACACATAGATGGACCTTTTGCACAACACTTTCGACGCGGGCGAACTGTCCGAGAAGATGAACGGACGGATCGACCTGCCGGAATACTACCGGGCGGCCCGCGTACAGGAGAACTTCGTTTCCGAACCGAGCGGCGGGGCCACCCGGCGTCCGGGCTTCGAGCACATCTACGGTGCCTACAGCAATAGCTACGCCTCTCAGGTTGTCTCTTTCATCCACAAGACCGACCGCTACCTTTTGGAGTTCAGCCAGTACAAGATGCGGGTCTTCAAGCACGGCGATATCGTTCTCGACGGCGCGAGTCCCTACGTCCTGACGACGCCCTGGACGGCGGCGGAGGCGGCAGAGCTGGTCTTTGCACCGGGCGGCACAGCGATCTTCCACGCCGACCACGACATCTACGAACTGACCTGCGACGGCGACACCGACTGGACGCTCACGGCGTTCGATTCGCAATACGGTCCCTTCCTCAAGGCGAATGCCGACACGGATCTGACCATGACACCGTCGGCTACCTCCGGCGACGACAAGACGCTGACCTGCAACCAGGACTACTTCGAGGAAGCGCACATCGGGGCTCTGTTCGAGCTGACGCACGATATCGATGAAATCGAACTCGTTACGTCCTTCGACAACACCATCGAGCCGCCCTTCACGCAGAACGAGACCGGCAGCGCCGTCACGATCAAGGGCCGATACGACATCAAGATCATCTGGCACGGATGGGGCAAGCTCAAGCTCCAGCGATGCAGCGACGGCAGCAACTGGGTAACCGTCAAGACTTGGGACAAGCCTATCGACCCGTCGAATGATGTAACCATCGTCGAGGCCGGGCAGGAAGACGACGACGACGTCCAGTACCGCTTCTACATCGACTGGGCCTTCATCGGAGACCCGGACGTTCTGTACGACGGCAATCTGCTCATCAAGTGGTACTGGCGGCTCAACCCGCCGAACTGCCTCTGCACGATCAAGGCCAAGAACACTTCACACAGCGGGATAGCGAGGATCACCGACATCATCACGGCCAAGATCGCCGTCATCGACAT